GGACGGTAGTTGCGCTCTGCCAACTTACGATAAACAGTAAAAGTAGTCTGAGGAGTCCCGAGATACATAATACGGCTATCGCTTTTGGGGGTAAGGATAGACTCGGCTTCCGTACAGAGTTGAAGTAATTTCTCACGCATTAACTCCGTCATGGAGTTTCCAGGAACCTCTATGTCGTCCAAAATCATTAAATCTGCGCGACTTCCTGTCAGCTGACCAGTTATGCCCACCGACTTTACGCTTGGGGCTTGGTGAGGTGAACAGGCGACGTCGAAGCTGATGCGACTCCAGCGAGAGTCGTCCGATTTCGGTTGAAGATGAGTGAGCCATGGGGTTTCAATAATTAGTTTCTGTAGGAAAATGGACATGTTATCAGCTCTTTCTTTAGAAGCTGATATGATCATTATCTTTCTTTCTGGGTCATTGAATAAAGTCCAAAGAACAAACGCTCCAGTAATCCATGATTTACCAACACCACGGAAGGCTTGGATCTGGAGACGCTTTGGACCATGTTGTAAGTAGTCAGCAATTGAGTACTGAGCTCGTGTTGGACTAGGTAAGTCAAGTTCTTGCCATAGAGCTTGTAAGAATAGTTTGAAGTCGTCTTGTAATGCGGTTACGACGTTATTCATCAATAACTACTTTTTGTTGGTCAGCATGTATCTGTGCTGCTGTATCATCTGGTCTTAATACACCAGAACTACGTGCAGGATCAGCTGCTTGGGCAGGTGTAGGGAAAGCGAATTCATCCTTTCCCCAACCATCTTGAAATGATTTTTGAATGTCTGTTGTCATTATGCCATTGCGGGGTCGTTTAGGTCTATGATGCTACTTAAACTGTTTTTAAATAACGAAGGTCTATCTGTATCGCGTCTTATATCCTTTTTAAACTGTTCCATATTCTGTCTCATACGATTAGTGAATCTATCTTTAAGATCTATTAATATTTTATGGTTTTTATACTGTTTAAGTCCTAACAGTGTATCTATATATTTAATCATAGATGGGATGTTTTCTTCCCTTAGTTTTAAAGTTAAAGGATCAAGATCTTTTTTTAAATCGTAAACATAACTAGATAGAACTGTAGCGCCCGTCATAGCTTCTTGAGCACCTGAATCTATTAGAAATAATTTAATAGCATCTTTTAATTTCCTAGTATCTGTAATAGAAGCTAAGGTATCTTGAAGTTGTAATGAAGCACCATGCATTTGAGAAGGTGTGTATTCACGACCGTTTACTACCATATTACCTTTACTTTTAATTTGACTAGGTTTTATCTTCACATCTCCTTCATAATATTTACCTCCATCTTGACGTGCTAATAAAGTTCTACCATCATTTAATTCTAATCGAACTTGATCGGCTTCTTCATATGTTAAGGGTTTTTGAAAATCAGTTGTGGATCCTAATGTACGATGTTTAGCTAATTCTCCTGTACGATGTGCTTCTGTAGAAGCCATCATCCAGTTTTCATTTACATTACCTAAATCTATATTATCTTCTTTTTTCAGCATCCTAGTAAGATCTAACATCTGCTCCTTAGAGCGTGTTACCAATTTACCTGTTGAATCTTTTACCTGTGAAAATACATTAGTTGTTTCTAATATATTCATGTGGTCTGCTTCAGGAGCATCATCAGCTCTACTTTGAACTCTTCTGGGATTTTGTTTGTCACCAAATAAACCTAGATGAGGATCATCTTCTACTGGAAATCTACCTTCTCGTTCAGCTCTATCTGCAGTAGCTTTTTTTGATTGGAAGGCTGCAGGCTTATTAGAAGAGGCTTGGCCACCAGTAATTCTAGCTACAATACCATCTTTAACAAATGCTCCTAATTCGTTTTGATATACTTTAGGAGAAGGTATTTCTAAATTCTCTTTTAATGTAATAAGTTTTTGAGCATCAGTTATCAATTCTTCTTCTGAAAGAGGAGATACTTTAACTTCTTTACCATCTATAATAGTAGGTTTAACATCTTTAAGTATAGCTTGATGCTTATCTACTAATTCTCTATATGCTATTGCATCAGGAGTATCGGCCATAATTCTTTCACGAATAGCTTTTCTTTTACCTTTACCAGGATAAGCTACTTCAGCATCTGATGTATCGTAAGCAAAAGAGTAACCTTCTGCTGGCCTATTCTTTAAAAGAAATGGATACTTCTTAGCTAAACCTCCATATGTTTCTGAAGCTAAAGCAGCTTTTGGTACAAAACCACCCATACTATTAGAAGGGTAATCTCTTACAAGATCTTGATAAGCTTGAGAGTTATTAACTTTTATTAGCTTTCTAGGAGGTGCTGCTGCGTTTATACGTTTTGGTAGTTGTTCAATAGTTTGAGATATACCTAGATGCTTAGGTTTTAGCTTAGATAAACCTTTCACGCCTCCACTAATACCTAAATAAGTAAGTGGAGTAGTGATACGTTCATCAACATTTGTAACATCACTAATACCTTTAAGTATTTTCTGCTCTATAGGATTAGATGTATTTTGTATTTTTAAAGCCCAGGATGCAGGGCCGCCTTGATCTATAAGTTGTTGATCTAATTCTCTGTTTTTTTGTTGAGCTTCATTAAATCTTTTACCATACCAGGTGTCGCCAAACCATTCACCAACTCGATCTAATGTTTCTGTGCCTATCTTTTTATCTTCGTTTGCCATAGCTATTTCTTCTGAGCTCCACCTCTAGCCCGATTAGTCTTACGGCTTTCTACCGTAGTACCACCACCTGGCTTATGAGATATATCCTGTTGTGGACCAGGTTTAACTTTCTTACGTATCCTCATTAGGTTACGTCTATACTTTCTTTTGGCTGGAGATTTATTACGTTGAACTTCATCTGCGACGTGTTTACGTCTAGATGCTGCATTCTTTCTATAGAACTTAGCCGTTCTGCCTGGATTAGGACTAGGCTTTGGCCCCATTTTTGCCATATAACCTCCGTTGTACTAGTGAGGGATCAATTGTAGGCATTACTGCCGCTAACTTATCTAATGGGCTACCTTCAAAAGCAACACCACTAATATCATTTGTTTTCAGCCAATCACAGGCTGCTTTTAAATCTTGGGTAGTAGCCTCGCCACTTCTGACCCTCTTTAGGAATTCTGTTGTAACGAGATTATGTAATTCATTGAACTGGTCTTCAGTGGCTCTAGCCATTTACTTTTCCCCAGGGAATAGTGATTGTTTAATTAAAGCGACGGCTTTGTCGTCTAGTGTATTCTCAGTGGAAGAAACCAGTCCTTCAAGTAGATCAACAATTAATTGTTTAACTGCTGTAGATTTAATGAAGGCGAATAGGATAGGTTTTACTAGTAAGATCATTCTGATTTAGTGGATTTGGTTTTCTTAGCTTTTTTTTCGACTGCCTCTTGTTGTAGAACAAAAGAACTTTTAACTACAGGACTTGGATCTGAATAGTCTGGATCCGGTTCACCGCGTTGTCTTGTTAAAGTACTCATTTCTTTAAAGGATTAAGTTTCTGCCACCATTTTAACTCCGGTGGAGGAGGTAGTGCTTTAGCTTGCGCTGCGGCAACTTGTTTTTTAAATGCAGCTATAGGTATTACATCACTACACATATGATACACTCTTGTACCAGGTCTAATCATGAATCCTTTCTGCTGTAATTCTGCACAATTCTTGACACGAACTAATTCGTAATCAAGTTTCATCTTTTCAATCTGCCTACTAGCTGCAGCTTTGCAGCGTTCAACAAGGGAACCATCAAGGGGTACCATGAAGTTAATCTGGCCACCCCAGTTCTCAGCTACAGTGTAGCTTTGTTGGTCCATTTGATCATCAAAAGGGGTAGTATGATTGCCCATATAGAATGGGCTAAATGTCATGGTGGCTCCGTTACAACTTATGTTCGGTCCGATGATCTGACGCGAAGGGGCACCATTATTTTGGAATTGGACGGCTTGATTTGTAACGTTTCCTGTAGCCGCTGCCACAGGGTTTGAAGTATTGTTGGTTTCTCCCTCTTGAGCATAACTTGGGGTTCCTATTGCGAGAATACTGATAATGATACTGTAGTAGACGAAGTATCGATTTCTCTTTCGATGCTTGTTACTTCTAGTACCTGACTGGCTGCTCTTGTTACTATTTCTAGTGTAAAGTCTGAGCCAGCTGTTGTCATGTTGAATACCGAGTCTGAATCGGCTATTCCGCCTGACGATGTCGATGTATGGGTTATATTGTCCCCAGACCATTTGTTTAATGCGGACCCATAAGTCGTGATAGTTATATCCTCCACGATCTCTTGGGTCGTTGTTGTTGTAGAGTTCATCGAACCCTGCGTAAATTGAGGGGTGACGAGCTCTGCTCTTACTACCGAGGGGGATAACAGCATGAAGAGAAAAAGCCATTTCTTCATAAGTAGTTTATTTGAATATTAAATCTGCCTTTTTGATTACTAG